TGGAAGGATTTTTTGTATTTACAAATAGACAATATTTATTTGATGCAGATATAAGTGTACCGTAATAGTCACAACTGTCACCCGGTTCATGTAGTACCTGTACATAACCAACGTTAGCCTTTGACCCAACCGTATATAAAACCATCATTTAACCTCAGGAACTCTTTTGGAATGTAAATACACCTATACTTGATTCAAATGTGACAGCACCACTATCATTATATATTTTGTAACCACCAGTATCTAAATCAGATGTCATTGGGTTCTGTACAAGCCCAGAATTGTCATTTACTGTTTGCCATGATGACCCATCATAATGTTCAAGTTCTTTACCTGCCGCATTATCTGTGACATAAATTAGATCACCTTCTGACGGTGATGTAGGTTTAGTAGTAGAAGTACAAACAGTGACACCACCGCTACCGCTATTTATAGCATCATATATATCTTGTAATGTTGAACCATCCGGAAATTTTATATTACTTTTTGGTATTACTGCCATATTAATTGCTCCTAATAAAACATTTCACATATACATTGGCTTCTATTCTCATTATCCTATCATAAGTATTTTCACCACTAACATATTGTTCTGGTGTAAATACTATATCATACCATTTGCCAGCCTCTCCTACATGAGAAAGTATATTTATTTCATTTTCATCTGTTGTAAATGGAGAACCAGAAACAGATGTAACACTACCATCTTCTCCAGCTTCTATAATTACTCCATGAGTGGTAGAAAAGCCTGTGTCATTATTTATACCAAGTAGTATTGGATGTGTGTGGGAAACATTGGAAGTAGCGTTGGCAACTGATTTAGATATACTAGTATCATTACCAGATACGATTATACCACTATAATTATCTATTGCTCCCATTAGATATATAATATCACTTGCTTGATCAAAATCACTGGAACCTTTAGGTGCCATACTAAAATACGAATTATGGTTATGGTCACCATCGGAAGTTATTTGTTTTGAATACAAACGAAAGGGCTGTCTCTTAAAGGAAAGTAATACTTTATTTATAGCAATAACATCATCAGGTATCCTAAATCGTACGTGCAAGGGCGATGAAGAATCGCAATTTTCGTAAGATTGAATCTGGAAAATATTTGTGGAACCCTGACCGTATGGATTGTTAACATCCATATTCTTTTCCAGAGAAACAATCTTATCTTCAAAGACTCCCTTACTTATATATACAATTTCAAAACTTGCAGTCTCTTCGGAATATGACCAAGATTTGAGAACTCTTTCTGTAGATGAACCATCATAATCCACAATGGTTATTACATCACCCACATCAGCAGATAAATTATCTCCCAGATATTCAAATTTGCCGGATATTCCGGAATCTTCATATTTTTGAATTAATTTATCGGCAAGTCTATCTATGGTATTCTGGTCTGTAATTGACCTATCAATATATCGATTTTCCTGAATCCCATTAACGTCGATTGATGAGGATGTTTGTGGGGTAGATTCCGTGTATTCAGCACTGTACACAAGGATTCCTGATTTATGAGGATAAGGACTTATCTTATCGGAGTTGACACCTCTGGTTACGGTGAGTTCTGTAGGAGAAACCACACTTGCAATTTCGCATTTTTCTCTACCTATCCAAATAGTATCTCCGACACTCAAAAAGGATGTGTCCGATATAGTTAAAGAAGTATCAGTCTCCGTTATGTCGGCACTCAAAGTGGCTCTGTCCGTAACCGCTCCCAATCCTTGTCCACGTAATTGATTAATTCCATCTCCATAACCCAAGACATATAATACATTATACACATCATTGAGATTCTGTTCTTCTTCTTCCCTGTGTGAATCACTACCCATGGTAAAGGTTTGCTGGGAAGTTGCAGAACCTCTGTCTGACATATTAAAATACAGAATACCTGCAGATTCGGAAACCCACCAGTCTTTGCCAGCAATTCTTGCTAGACCGGAAAGGGCACCGAGAATGGAATCATATTCAGCACGGAAAGAAATTGCTGGAAGGTCTGCATCCAGTGTACCTATGGATATCACCCCATCAATAAGTTCAGTGATGATTGTATTCATAGATGTGTTTGTCCATTCCATCCTTCCATCAGTGGATGTTTCGTCATAACTTATACGGGAGAAGAGTTTGACTTCGAAACCTTCACATTTGAGCAGATATACATCACCATCCACACCATATTTATAATCAACGATGATGCCTTTCCACATGTCTCGTGTGCCATTATTGAGAACAACCCAATTACCGTATACAATTTTGCCTTCCTGTGTAGCATCTAAATCATAACATTCAATTTCGGCTTCACTGACCTGATTATTTTCTTTCTTTGCTGAAAATCTATATACTTCACCAAAGGAGGTACCATCTACTGTTAATGTATAACTCATTGTGCCTCCAGCAGAGTTATTGTGTACTCCAGCAAGTTACTGAATTCAGCATGTTCCACAAAGTCTGCACTTTTGATTACTACCTGCCAAGCATTATTTCCATCCACGGTATGAGTTCCATCACCACAGCGATACGGAAAGAGGCATAGTCCGTCGTTTTCGTCATACCAAGTTTTTATAGCGGTCTGCATGGAAGCCAAAAAGTTGTCCGTGTCGTTCTTAGCGTCTTCCGGAGTAGCTCCTGTGCCTCTGTAATAGCCAGTCAGGACAAATACTGTGGTCATAAAACCACGATCATTTACACGTCTGACTTCCTGTCTTTTATATTCAAAAGGCTCTCTTGTAAATTTTATATCTACTCTTTCTATCTGCAAATTTAAATTTGTGGTTCCTGTTGGGTTCCACAAATCTACTGGAAATGTGCCATTACTCATCTAAGAGAACCTCCTGCGTACTTCTTAATATCTTCTTTCCAATATCTGGACATCTCATCTGCAATCTTTCTTATATCCAAGGATGAAGAAATACTTCCATTTATAGTTACATTGGGCGAAATGGTTATTGATGTGTTGTTGGTATTTCTGGAACTCTGACTTGCAGGAATTACAGTTTCACCCTGATGGAGTTTATATATTCCATCCTGTGTGATTGAACCACCAGTTGCATAAGAATTTGAATAACTGTCTGCATAATCACTAAGATAGTCTGCCACACCACCAGATGCATTTACTATTATGTTACTCATACTAAAAGCATCCGAACCTATTAACCAACTTGGCATATAATCTATGAGATCACCAATAGCATCCTTAACTTTTTCAACAAAATTTTTGATTGGCTGATACATTTTATACCATATGGATTCTGTATCGTTATGCATTTTGTCCCAAGTAGTTTTCAGGATACTGTATATAGATTCTGCAATTGATTTTACATTAGAAAAGAATTCTTTAAATTTATCAATCCAATTTTTGACATACCTAACGAATAATTCATCTAAATCAGTATATTTAACTATAAGATATCCAAGGACTGCAATAAGGGCTACTATACCTACTGTAGTCACAGAAATGGCTCCCAAAAATCCCATTATAGCCCCGATACCAGCAGAAATTACTCCACCGGATGCAAGAGAGCCCACGGTAGCCAAGAATATAGATACTGCAACAGCTATTCCGGTAATGACTGGAATTGCAATCATTACTGCACCAGCAAATTTTTTCACTGTTTCGGATTGGCTATCAAACCAATCAGCCATTGCCCATAATTTATCAAGTAATCCTTCAATCTCATCAGACCATGGAATTATTGCTGTATCATAGACATATCCAAGGACTCCACCAAATTCCGAGATATAAGAAGCAAAAAGAGGAGAAAGTTTTGCAAGAGTATAAAAAGAACCGATGACTGCACCAGTCATTTCCTTCCATTTTGCCCTCACATTCATGAGGATTTCGCCCTGCTTTATCAAACCCTGATTCAGGTCTTTGTTCTTATCTTCTACCTTATCTGTTTTGGCAGGTGTTCCGGAAGGTGCTCCAGTGGCTTCACCATTTCCGGTATTTATTGGTGGGGGAGCTTCACCACCTGAATCGCTTCCAAATCCAGGAATTTTACTTACGTATTTATCCATCATCCTAAAATACTTTTCGTATTTGGATGTGAGTTTTTCTACAGCATTGGCTTGTTTATTCTTTTCTTGAGCATTCTCACTGGAGTTTTTTAAATCTTCTTTAGAAAGAGAATTTAGTTTTTTCAGTTCACCATTCAAATCTTCTAATGACATATTATCCTCCAGTGTTTACATCCTTGAGTTGTTCTGTCTGCTTCTTTATATCCTTATTTTGCTGATATCCAATAGTAGAATAAATATCTATTTCCTTACTGGACATGCGCTCGATTTCATCTACTCTAAAACCCATGGTAATTAAATTATATTGAATAATATAATGGGAGAATTCATTACGTTCTCCCTCCATAGCTTTTAGCAGTTTTTTGACTCTTCCTCGTCAAGTCCGCCCATATCATCTGCATCGGGGATTATTTGCTCTGTGAGGGCATTACCCATTTCATCAGAGAGCCTCATAATATCCATGGCATCGACACGGAAGAGTCCGTCAGTATCCACAAGGATTTTCAGGAGTATTTCTTTATTGTATTTTGCAATATCTATACCCATACCCTTTTTATTGGCAGACATACAATTGGATACAATACGCTGTTTTTCCATCCAGGAAATTTCTTTTACCTGAAATTCATACTCCTTTCCTCTAAAAAAGAAAGGTTTTTTCTTGACACGGGAATCTGCAAAAATCCCGTCTTCCATTTTCTGAACATCTTCACTCATATTATCACTTACTTTGTTTTACTTTATTTATGCGAGTGCTACGTATGATGTTGCGTAATCGTTTTCGATTACTGCATAAGCATTCTTCATGATTATTTCTACAGGTACGACCACTTCATTGGAATCGGGCACGCTGTGTGGTGCTTTGCTAATATAACAGTTATTGGCTCCCCCGTCTAAGGTCTGCATATCAAGGGAAATATCGGAACTGATTTTTAAGGTGTCTCCGGAAGCCCTTTCAAAGTACAGGGAGATATCAAAGTTGGTGCCATTGATGAGTTTATCATATATGGTCATATCATCAATTGCGATATCTGCTTTGAGGGAGAATTGTCTTCCACCTTCCAGAAGTTCGGAAACGGAATTTACTGGTGCGGTCTTGAAGTATCTTTTTCCATCAATATTATTGGAAAGTGTCATTTCGAAGGATTGTAATCTACCAATCTCTGCTGACCAGAAAGTTATGGTGGACTGATAGAACCAATATGGCTCGTCGTCAAGGGCGGTCACGTCCGGAGCATCGGAAGCATTGTCTTGGGTGACGTTCTGTCCCTGTACCGTAACCGAAGCTTTAAGCTCTCCGGAAGATTCGGCAGCAAGACTTAATTGATCAACTTTGAGTCCGGAATAAATCCGGTTATAATCATTACCGACTCCGGATGTAAGTCTGGAGACTACTGCTCCGAAACTTGGGAGTTCGTCTGCAGGTTTGATTGTGTGGGTATATGGATCAGCTGAACCTGACACAGAATCGGAACCAAATGCCAGTGCAATCATACGGGCATCCTGAATGGTGAATGGAATATTGCCGGATAGAGAAAATGGACCTTGAACCAAAGTCTCAATGTTCCTACTAGAGGCTACACCTATCTGTTTGAAATCCTTCCATTCGATTTCGGGGTCTGGAGGTTCATATCCTTTGAGGAGTCCAACCGGATAAGCTCCATCGGCAACTCCCCATGCTGTAGTTCCGGTTTTATAACCGAATGCATTTTCACATGGTGTTAGAGCAAGTCTATATTGCTCACTTCTGAATATACTCACTTTTAGTCTCCTATTAGTTTTTTACGTGCAACAAGTTTTATTTCAACAACATACCGCCATAATCCCACAGCCTTATTAGTGAGATTCATACGGTCAGTACCCTCAAGTTTATGCCATCCCGTGCCTGTCACATCCCTCCTCAAGGTAAGTAAGAGTCTGTCAAGTTCAGTATAAATTTGGTTTACATGATCCACACCATTCACTGTACGAATGTCTGCAGATACGGAACCTGCCCAATCTCTGGAATCCCACTGAACATCGCCTCTGGAAATGTGAAGTCCGGAACTCTCATAGAGTAAGATATATCCAGCACTACTCTTCACATTGATACGTTTGACCTCTTCAACCCTCTTGATTATGGGCTTTGGACAATTGTCTGTATTCCAGTTGGTATTCAAAAAATCCAGAATGACTCCTACAATATCTATATCTGGTGAAGTCATTTAATCACCACGATTTAATTTCAACATGCCTATCCATTATTTTGTATGCCCTTTCTTCCCACATCTTGGCTTTATTTACAGGTGGGATGTTGGAAGTACCTTCGGGCAAGAGGACAGAATAGTCGTCCTGCTGTATCATATAACTTGCTGTAAGCAATGTGCAGGCTCTTTTGATATCTTTAGGCACGGAGTCTAGACCGTAGTCGTATGTCACTCGTATAGAATGTCGCATTCTCCACGGGTATCTGTTAGCAAAGTGAATAATTCCTCTGTCATAGTCCACCCAATAATCTCCATATCGATCTTCGGTGTAATTCCCGACGAATTCTTCCCAATGAGAACCATCCCAGACTTCGAGCTTGACGAGTTGTTGAATATTGCGGTTCTTGAGGTAAATTCTTGCCCTATCAGACCAATCTCCAAATCTTTCTCTTTGTGCGACAAATCCATGGAAGTTGTAGTGTTCATTTTCCTTCCTCACGGTTCTCCACGCATGGTGGGTGTAGAAATCAATTTCGTCTTCACTTTCTTCAATAAATTCTTCTACTGTACTGGTATCTGGAATAGTATCTACACCCACATCTATTCCTATAAATTTTGCTACATCCTGTGCCGTACAATAGTCAGCCATTTTATTTCTCCATCGCAGCGTTGATTATGGCAAAACCCTCTTCCTTGGTAATCACACCATCCCTGATAGATTCCTGGATTTCATCAATGATCTTTACCCTTGTAGATTTGGACTTTTCAGACCACCAATCATATGCGTGCTTACCAAAGGCTACTGCCCATCCACTTATAGCAACAGTTACCATCGCAACGGTGTTTACATCAAAATTTATCATTTGAATATCCTCTTTAGAATTCCTTTGTTCTCTTCATGTGTCTGGAGATGTCCCTCTCTCCATTTTATATTTTCCCTTTCCATATCCTTGATGAGGGTTTTTATTTCCTGTAGTTCTTCTACCACTCTGGCGTAATCCCCATCAATCCGCTTTTCAAGAATTTTTTTCTCTTCTGCGGATTGTTCTTTTGCTTTCTTTATTTGATTACCAAGGAAAAGGACTCTTTCATCGGTTTTGGAGTTATTGGTCTCCAGTTTGGAAGTCTTTTCTCTCATTTTCTTTACAAAATTCTCCATTTCTTCGTACATTTCATCCATCCTTTTATTAAAATTCTGGAGTTCACCTAGATGATTTCTGGTTTGATTGACGATCTCCTTTCTTATTTTATCGTTCTTTTCAAATTGACGTATCTTGTCGTCAAGTTTCTGAATCTTTTGTGTCATAATGCCTGTGTGTTCTTTTATATCTTTAGCATTGGACTGACACATAAGGAGTATCTTTCCCTTAAATTTTTTGAGTTCGTAGTCAACCATGTTCTCACTCCACAGGTTCTCTGAATTGTATATCAATACCATCAATCACATCACCCGTACCCATATTGACACTAATCTTGTTACTGCCTTGTGTCAGGGATACAGTGACAGTACCTTGAGTGATGCTACCTGTACCTGCATATTCGACACCATTGATTGTCAATTTGATGTATTCATCAGCATCGAAGGGATGGGAATTCCGAAGTGAAAATGAACCTGCACTGTCACATTGTAATTGTCCATCATCTGTGAATGAGAACTCGCCAGAACTTATCGACATACTGCTGTATGGTACATTTGTAGTCCAGCCGTCACTTGTCGGATACTTGCTGGCATCGAATGTGTATAGTGGAAGTGTAGCGAGGGAGTTGAAGCGTGATTTGATTTGCGTAAGTGTAAGAGCACTGCTATCAAGAGCACCCTGCAATATCACTAAATTCCCATAATTACTTCCAACTTTACCAATTTCAACTGATGATGCCGTTACTGGAGTCTCAGTTGTAACAACTACGTGATTTATTTTGTCTTCGGTTATTGCACTATTTTCTTCCCCATTAATATATATGGTTGGATTTGCTATATTGTTTGCTCTGATCATACCACTCGATACATCTATATTTGCAGTTCCATTCAAATCAATCAAATATTCTGTATCAGAAGAACATTGTACAATAAGTTCAATTGTTTTAATATCTGTTTCTGTGTCACCAATTCCCAGATAGTTATTCGATCCATTCATCCTTAGTCCGTCTGTTAGGTATCCACCGGAACGAGCGGCTCCGTAAACAGTAGCATGGTTATTCCCCATTATATCACCAACTTAAATCCATGAGCGTACCATCGCTATTCTTGGTACTCATGTCAGTAGCAAATACGGTGTTGTCATCTACGTCAGGTTGCAGTCTGTGAGTAAAACTTCTTTCGGCAGGTCGTACACCGACAGCGTTTTTGGTGGAGTTGTATAGGTTGAGGACTTCATCTGATGTTAGGGCAGTGGAATAGTGCAATATGCCACATACTGTACAATCAGGAGACGTATCATTTTGTTCCGTGATACAACCAATGTTTGTCAATTTAACTTCTGCATCTGCATTAATACCAGTCATATTAACAGGTATCCCATCCAAATAAATTTGGGTTACAGCATTTGATGCAGTAACAGTTATTTGATGTGGCCTGAAGTCAAATGGAAATGTTCCTGTAGTTGCAATTCCAAATATATCCCCATTAACATCAGATTCAATTGCAATACTTCCAGTTGAACTGATTGCAATATAATTTCTATATCTATCATTTTTAGATAAAATATAATGATGGTCATTATAATTACTATCAATTTTTTTAAAATTGGCAACCCAAAGTGAAATTGTGGAATCATTAGGAGATAACACAATTTCATTCATAGACACAGTATTTCCTATTTTAATATGTGGTTTCAGCCCTCTACTTGTAGGTTTCCATTCAATATCAGTAGGAGTACCATGGTTACCATTTCCAGATGTATCAAGGAAGTTATTATCAAATTTCCATTCTCCAACCAAATATTCTCTCAATTCTTCAAGTGTCCGTGTCATTATCGTGACCTCCCAATTATTCTGCTATTCTGCCAGTCAAGATATGCCTGCTGGGTGGGTGTTGGTGTATTATTCAGGAATAAGAATGTACTCTGGTTGTATCTGTCTTTCATTTCTTGCACGGTATATGCACGATAATATATTTCTACAAGTGATATAATTCCTTCAAAACGTCTATCATCTGGCCTTCCACCAATTGCATTAATATTAAAATTATATCTATCTGCTTTTTCAGTTTCCCTTACAAATTCACCATTTAGAAGTACTTTATAATTATTTTCTCCTAAACTTATGAATATATCATAAATAACACCCACATCTATCCGAAGTGTATAAGTATCTAACTGGTATGCATTTGAATTCATACCATCTTCCATATATGTATAACCGTTATCAATCTCCTGTATTGCTATCCATTCATTGTACCTATCATTATTCCCTATTATTTGTTGGAGACTATCGTTGTCATTACCATTTCCATTCCAAATCATCCTTAAATGGATAGTCATATCCCACATTCGTGTAGGGATACTAGGAAAAGAAATCCAACTATTTATGCCATCAAATTCAAACCCATCTTCTGATAATTCAACATCATTGAATGTCATCGGGAACTGCTGATTAAACCCATACTTGGAGTCTAATCTGAAAACACAATTTTCAACAGGTAAAACAGTACGAGGCATGGAATATCATACCTCATCTGTTGTCATTGCATTTTTCCATTCAGTTACAGTTCCATACACTTCGATTTTCATTTGTTTGATGTCGTCAAATGTGAAATAGTCACCAGTGATTTCAGCAGCCATTTCAGTAACAGTAGCACCATTTCTTGCCATACTATCGGCTTTACTACTCATCTCTTTGGCTTCTTTTACAACTTTTTTGAATATTCCCTGAACTTCATTACCACCAATATCAGGGTCAATTTTGGTGTTTACAAATTCTACACATGAGTGCAAATCTTCAATATCACCAGAATTTACACCTTCTGCTATGATTACACCTAAATCAATTCCAGAAATGTCTGGTTGTTCAGTTTTTGGTACAGGTTTTATTATATCAAGTGTCATTACAGAGCACCTCCAAGGATATCAACTGTAAATGTACCATCTGTAACAGAACTCAAATCTACTGCAAGTTCTTTTATAGTGATGTCTGCTGGAAGTTTGAATATATAAGAACCAGTAGTACATACTTTTGATGTATTTATTGAATCATCAGCAGTGTCAATGAAAGGTACATTAATTGCTATTCCAGCACTGTTCTTGGTCTTCAATGTAATTGTTCCACCAGTTGTACCAGATGTAACATTCACAATCACTGTAAGTCTCTGCTTATCAAGAACAGTTGTATATGTGGATGTTTGGGCAGTAGTTACTGCATTCAGAGGTGTCTCATCAAGTGGCTGCTGATCAAGTGGAGCATTTTCTACAACATTTAAACTATTGATGGCTGTGTTGTATGCTTCTCCTATCCCTATTCCTTCCCCAAATACAAGGGTAAGGGTTACTGTAGCATTACCAGCCTGTGTTTGCATTACAGATGATATATTTTGGGGGTCTTGGGTGTTTATCCAAGCCTCCGCAGTTCCGTCTTTGAGTTCTTCGTGTGTAAAAATTTCAGATACCAGTGATATAGTCATTGCTATCAGTTCTCCATATTAGTTTCTAAAAAAAGAAAGATTGTGGTATAACAGAATCGCATTAGTCAGTTACCAAATGCGATCCACATACCATCTTCATCGTCTGCAGTAACAACAGTTACAGCAGAACCATCTACAGGCAGGATTTCATTTACTACAGGTGCAGTTGCAATTGCGGACGCTCCTGTGGGCTGAAGTATAAGCATTTCACAAAGTCCGAGTCCGGTGTTTATATCTCCACCAGTATCTCCGGAAGCATTAGTATAAGTGCCTCTGGTGTACTTTTTATCTCCAAATACACCTCTGTCTGTTACCTCATATGCAAAAGCCATCTGTCATCACTCCTTTTTAGCCTTCGTTGAGCTTTTTGTTTTGCTCGCTTTGGTCTTTCGGGCTGTACTGGAACGTCTGGTCTGGGCACTCTTCTTCGTGTCTTCCTTGGTATCTTCTTTAGAAATTGGAGCAGGTTCTTCCTTTTTCTCAATAAGTGTTACCTTGAAATGATTTTTAGTCTTGTAATAATCGACATCACGAGAATCGTACAATTTCGCAGGGACATTCTTACCTGCAAATTTATGGACATTTCCGGTTATTGGGTTCTTATGTGTTAACCCATCCAGAGTGCCCATATATTTTACAGTCGCTATTGGATCGTTCATCTAAATCCTCCAAAAAGGATTGATGGGGATGCAATTACTGCAAATCCCTGATCTTACCCTGTACGCCAAACCACTGGCAGGTTGCTTCACCCATTGTACGGTAAAGTCCTTCCTGACCAAGACGGTTAATTCCGAAGGGGTTTCCAGAAAGGATACCGGACTCGAAATACTGGGTTGGTTTTGCAATTCTCATTTCCAGATAGTCGGTATCGAGGAAGAACATCCTTGAAAGGGTATCCTGACACATGTCTTTGGATGGTATGAATGGAACACCATTGTATGTTGCAACAACGAATCCTGCATCCACACCATCTACACCTTTAATACCGTTTACGGAAGGTGTTACTCTCTTGGTGTCCATGAATCTCTGCTGTGCCTGCAAGAGTTGCTGGGTTGCCATGAGGGAGTCATATCCGGTCATAATGACCTTTGGATTTCCACCAGCAGTCCACAGGTTGGTGAACATACTATCAATGAGGGACAAGGACAAGGAACGGTCTGTACCAGAGTTGTGGCTGACCTGTGCATCGTAGTCAGTTGTGGAATCCCTATCAAGGCTGAATACATCGAACCAACCATTATAGGTTCCACCAAATGCGTCTTCTTCTGCATCACTGGACACTATACGGTCAAGGGATTCGATATTGTACATGTCGGCTGCAGCACGGTCTCCACTGGCTGCTGCGGCTTCAGCAGAAGCATCTTTCAGGAGCATCTTGTTGATCTGTTCTGCATGTTCCTTTGCCATGTGTTCACGCAGAACTCCCATAACATCTCCAAGGGAATCGTCCACTGTACCCATGTACTGCATGACTTCGGAACTGTCGAAGGTGTGTGCAACGGTCTTGGGTTTGGTAGCGACCTCTTTGAAGGTGGGTTTTGTGGTATCTGGAAGTGCAGCATTTTCAGCAACTCCACCGCTTCCAGAAGTTCCGAGAGCACGGGTTGTGATAAGCCTCCAACCGGACTGTTTCCAAGGAGTCTTGTTCAACATACCAAATGCATTGGCTTCAAGATTCAGGTTTACCCAAACCTTTGCACCATAAATCTGGTTGTAAATACCAGAGGTGGAAGTAAGCATTGGCGCATCGCTTTTCTGCATGTACTGCTTGGAGAAGAGGTCTCCATAGTAGAGGGATTCAAGGTCTCCAATTGTCTGTATTGAGTTTCTGTACGTCATGTTTATTCTCCTCCAAAGAGGGTGTTGAGATCATCAAATGATTTGTTGGCAAGTGCCTTGTGCATGTCGAAACCACCTTCATCGGATTTCATAAGGACATCCTTTATGGTTGATGCATCATTGTCCATGAATGGCTGGTCTGACTGTGCTGCAGGTCTGGGTGTTTCTGTATATCCAGCTTTCTGCAGTTCATTCTGAACAACGGAAGCAAGCTCTTCTGATTTGTTCATGGTCTTGGATTTGCCCTGCTGAATCTGATGATCGTCAGTTGCGTGGGTAGTATCGTTTGTCTGTTCGGCTTCTGGAAGCGTTACCTTCTTTGGGGTTTCGGCTTTTTCTGTCTCTCCAGATTCGATCTCTGGCTGTCCGGAGGTACCTTCGAGCTTGGTTATCCTGCTCTCAATACCTTCAAGTTTCTTGAGTATCTGATTCATTGGGGAATCGGATTCTTCTGCTGGGGGTGTCACTGGTACTTCATCTCCTGCTTTTTCAAGTGCATCCTCTCCTATTATCATAGGTTCCCATGATGTAGTTCCATCAGATTTCTCCATTGGAACAAGGATTTCTACTTCATTTTCAGTCATATTTTGTTCTCCTTTATTAGCGTAACGAATTGCACGTTTAGTTGCCTTACTAGATTCACCATGTCCATCATGCATCATATATTCCGGAATGTCGTCCTTTCCAATATTCTGCTTGGGATCATTAGCAGCTTCGGCTACATTGCGTGCGTCTTTTATTTCTGTTGAACTCAATTTACGCCTGTTCCTTCTATCGGGTTTTACCCTTTCAGAATGCTTGGCATCTCGATAATATTGAAGAGGTCTGTCCGAATCAGGATTCATTTCACGATTACCCATTGCCTTTTCTTTCTCTTTCAATGGACAATCAGCTTCTTCACCTTCTGCGAGATCAACATCCTCTTCAAGGTATGCTTTTTCTTCTTCAGGACTTTCCTTTTCGGCTTTCTGTAAAAGTTCTACTTCCATATATTCGATATTTCCTTTTGAGTTCAACACTGGCATCATGGCATCTGTCAACTTATCACCTTTTGCTAATTTATTGAATTCGTCTATAGTCGATTCTTTGTTAGCAGGCTTGGGAACTATTGACCATTCCCAAATTTCCATGTCGTCTATATGGTTGAAACAGCCCTGTTCTGCATTGCATACTACGTGCTTGTCCAAACCCCTGCCCCCAAATGAAAATCCAGTATAATGCCCTTCCTTTATAGCATCCCAAATCATATCATCGATTGAATAATCATCAAAGATTTGAGCCTGTAACCAGACAGCATTTTTCCCATCTTTTTCTTTGGGTTCCCAATGGAGAATTTTACCTACATGGCGGTTGGTATGTGTATCGACAAGCACACCGCCCCTGTTCATGTAGGTATCCATTAAGCGCAAAACAACATCGATGGGTACGTAGTCGCCCTGATTATCGACAATCTCTACGGTACCATAGCCACTAACAGTTCTAGTATTTTCATCGACATTGAGCATTTAATAATTATATGAACATTTACAAATCACAGCTATCAGAATTTAACATTGAAAAAAGAAAAGATTTAAATACCGTTCCTCCCTATTGGAAGTCCAAAACGGTTTACTTTTTTACCAGCACGATTATATCCCATGGGTTTATCTTCATACCATTCTTCGGATAATTCGTGACGGGGTTTGACATCCTTGTTATACAGTGGACTGTTCTTAAAAATACGGTTCCAGTCCTTCTTAGGAAGGAAATCTCCCATATTTTTGCAACCCAGAGCCATTTCTGGAAAGTTTTTTATACAATCATTGCAGGTACCAAGCCCACGCTCACCCAGACAACCCTTTTGTCTTTTGAAATAAGTCTTTTTCTGTCCTACCGTATGTTGTTCTACGCTCATTTTTTCAACCCGTAATATTCAGCTATTGCATCATTAATATATTGTCGGAAAACCCGCTCGCCTGAAGCCACTGCAGGTCTGAAACATGGTTTTGGATATAATCCTCGCTTAAATATGCTTCTACTAATTAAGAAGGCAAGACGTTTGGAATTTATAAGTCTGCCATTGGCATCATATGCATAAACACCTTTAGCCTCAATCCATTGCCTGATTTTATCCGGTGGTGGAAAGAAAGGATCATGGGGGTCTGGTTCATGACTGACACCAGCACCCCATTCGTGGTATTTAAGATATGGAGCCGTGCCATCGGAAAAGATTTTATATTTGAAATCGTTTATCTTTCTGAACCGGATAGAGTGATATGCTGTACCACTCACTTCCAGTCCGAAATTATGGACGTTCTCTCTCCACTGATCCCTGATAAATCTGGCAATTTCACGAATACCTATCTTTATGGCTTCCTTCATCTTTTTTGGAAATGCATCGATATATTTCTCGTCAATTTCCAAGATGTACTTGAGCTCTACGTCCTGCCAGCTCATATCCTTGTCCTTGTGAATTAATCTATACGTTCAATACCCAAAGTACCCACAATCATTCTGTTCATGTTGGGCTTCTGGGTACGTACACCGAGATTGCGATCATTTCCACCAATTACATTTCCGGTCTCCCTGCCAGCATTGGGGTCTTCCTTTCCTTCCCTTGATGGGTTTTGAATCGGAAGAGGTGCTATCGGGGCTTGTGTATAATCCGGTCCGGTAAATGGTTTTCCATTACTTCTCATGCCTGCGTCTGTACATAGTTGCATTTTTAATCCTCTCTTACTTGTATTTGTGGTGGTCTGTTATATTTGACGAGCACCCCATCAATAAGGTTGTCCTTATTCCATGTGTGCCCTTTGAAGTTGATTCCTTTCTTAACATCTCTTTCGAGACTCTTCTTTATAACTTTATCTCTTCCGTGAACAGAGAATTCACCATAATCATCTTGTGCAATTATAGCAACATCCTCGTATTCACCTGAATTTCCTACCATTGAAATTACTGCTATTCTACCCATTTTATTGCCTCATTTATAAGGATAAGGATTATTTAGTATTGGGCTTCCAGCCCTGTATCTTGTGCGGTTCATCATCTGCATCTTCCATGAAGAGGGTGTTTGCAGAGCGCTTGCCTTTGTCAGAGATAGGTCTGGGAGCTTCTTTTGTCGTCCGCTTTGCGTTTTCAAAAGCTTCTACGACGCTTTGGTCGGACTCTTTTTTTGGCTCTTCCGTGGGCTCTTCTTGGAAATTTGAAGAAGATTCTTCATTTTCATCTTCGGGTTTCGGTGCAAGAATACCCTTATCAATCAATTTTTGGAATTCTTCTTCCGGAATAGCACCCAATTTAACCTTTGGTGGCTCGTTCTGTTCTGCCCACTCTTGGAAACCCTTCTCCTCGTCCTCGGAAATCACTGCTTCTTCCGTAGGTTTAGGGAGTTTGCTTGCTGCAAGTTCTTCAATTGAATTTAGAGGTTCCAGACCTTCGGCTCTTCTTGCTTGATTTTCTTTGAAGAGGTCTTGCATGGTGTATTCGCTGGTTTTTACTGGCTTGGGCATTGCAATATTGTGTTCGGGTTCTTTATTTGCGGGTTCCTCCGGACTTTCCATTGCCTCTTCTGCAGATTCACCAGCAGCTACCCTTTCCAGAATGGCTTGCAAATCTTCATCATCACTGAATTTGCCTTCTTTCTCTTCTTTTATTGCATCTTTTTTGGCTTGTTGTTCTTTATATTCAGCAAGTCTATCTTCCCTTACAGTCTGCCACCATTCGTTCCATTTTTCTTGTTCTTCCTCATCTTCTTCCAGAACAAAATTTTTTAAAACACCAAGATTTTCTTTTATAATTCCGGCTTTCTTTTCATATTCCTCATCAGAAAGTTCGGTGTTTTGTAAAAGGTTTCTTGCAAATTCTTCCGGTTCCATTTCCAGAAGAGTATTTATAGAATCTTTAATGTATTCCTGTATGTCTTCTTCATCCAGAAAACCCCGCACCGTTTCATCATCTACTTCTATCTCTCCATCATATACATTATCTAGATAATTCCACAGGAGAGTATTATCAGATAGATTAAATTCAATATCTTCTTCTTCCGGATCAAGGATTGAAAGTATTGATGAAGCAGTATCTATAACATTCACTTTGCCTTCTTCATCTATTAAGGCATTTCCACCATGGTAATCACTATTACCTATAGCATAATTGAAGATTACAGATTCAATTAATCCTTTTTCATCCACTTTATCAATGAATTCTTTATCATGGATAATATCTATGGGATATCCATTTATAAATTCATTCCTTAAAACTTCTCCCTCTTCTACTCCAAGTATATCTATAAGTTCTTCATTATCTATTTTGTTTAAAGAAATGATATTAGACCTTGGAATATTAAAAGAAAATTTATCAGAGAAGTTCTGGTGGAAGAATTTGGATACACCATATTCATTTCTCATTCTCTGTTGAGGATCAATGGCAAAATGTTCATGTTCTTGTTCGGATTTAAAGAAGGCACGGGAACCATCTTCATATGTAACTAATGCAGAAGGATTCACTCCACCAAATTCAAACCCCTGATTTCCTTTTGTCTTGGTGACTTTTGTAATCTGCTGATCAGGATCAAATTTCCAGTCTCCCTGATTTATTACATTCTTAATTTTGAAATCTTCATCCTTCTTCCAGATTCTTTGTGTTACATTATCATCCCTACCTTCGTGTCCATGAGGGCGTTCCCTGTCTTCCTGCACAAATCCAGGTCTAATTTTTAATTTGTCCTTTTTCGGAGATTTGGGAATATGGTAAACTCTTTGAGTAACACCATCGCTTCTGGTAATTTCTCCAACTTCCAAGTCCGGAATAGGTGTGGGATAGTGAAAACCTGCCCTTTTATAAGCAAGTTTCACAAATTTTTGCATGGCTTCGGTATCTTCGGGGTCTGGTACCTGTTCGGCAAGTTCATCATGACCGAATTTGAGCAGAATCTCTTTCATATCTTCTGCCCATTCTTTCATGGCACGCCCATCATCATCTTCCAGATTTTTGTCCGTTAATTCATCAAGTTCTTTCTTACCCTGCACGATAAGGTCTTTGATGTCCGGATTCAACCGACGCTTGGCTTGTTCACCCATTCCACGCATGCCCCTATCCATATGAGCACGTTCTGCCTGTTGTTCCTGAATATCATCGTTCACACGTCGGGCACGTTTGGCTCCGTCGGCATCCTTGGCATCATTAGGAAGAGGCGTATTGGCAAAATTTACATTTCTTCTACCTTGAGCATCTATTTGATGTTTTATATACTTGCCTTCCGGAACCATCTCCCTCTTTATACCTTTGTTCCATGCAGGTTGCCTGTAATTTGCCAATTTATGTCGAGGCTTCGCAGCCTCTACCAGATCATGCCCCTTGGTAGGTTTTTTGTACTCTTCTTTGTTTCCTACGGGAGTCTTACCAGCTTCAATATTCTCTTTCTGTTCTTTGTAATTTACTTTCCTACGTAATTCATTATATTTACGTTTATTGGCACCAATCTTTCTTCTGGCTTCAATATTCTTTTTATTCTCTTCCACCTTTTGGTTAGCCTGTTCCCGTTGATTGATAGGTGCATCCTTTGCGGGTTCCTCTTTTGGTGATTCATGAGGAGAAGGGTTTTTGGAGGGTTTGTGCTCACGCTCCCACGCCTTCACATTTCGTTTCATATCATTTAGATTCTTCATCTTGCTTCCTCAACATATCATGATACTTCTCGAAAACCTGCTTCATCTGGCTGGTTGTAATGTTACTATCAATATTCAACTCTTTGGTGTCCGGATTGAAGGCTGCCATGTGTCCCTGCAAAGGATCATCTTCCGCGGTTTCTTTCATCTGGTCGGCATCCCTACCTATTATATTGACGACCACATCATTATGAGCTTCTTGGAATGTTGTCCTCAATTTAGCTTTCTCCGGTGGTAGTGGAGTCTCCTTATTCTTGACGCCTTCTTCCTGCTCCCATCTGGTAGAGTAGTTATCCCTCTTAATTTCTTCAGATGGTCTGCGCTGGATATTCCATCTATCTCTGTCTTCACCAAACAGTTCATGGGTATCCATGGATTCTCCATCACGTTTTTGACCAAGTTCCCTATCAGAATGCATCTTTACCCAGACTGCCTGTCTTTCTCCATCTCGTCTGGTAATCTCGATCTTTCTATAACCGTTGGCGGCACTCCTTCTCCATGGTACTGTCTTTGTTAACTCCCCATCAATAGTTATAGGTGAGGAGTCACTCTTATTTTTTCTACCATCCTCCTCGGCATCGAAGAAGAGTTCTCTATATTGTCCACCTTCGGCTTCATCATCGGCATCCATGAAAAGGTCATCCGGTTCTTCATCCGGATTCACCATCCCATCATCATATTCAGGATCACCTTCACCCATTTCGTCTTCTCCCATCATTTCTTCCTGTTGTGCAGATAAGTCCATGGCTTCTCCACTATATTCAAATTCACCCTGCGCATCCAGTGTTACCTTGAATCCCATCTGTTGCATGAGTTGTGCGTGCTGGGCTTTGGAAGTTTCCAGTTGAATACGTTTCATCTGGTCAGTTTCTTCGTTGGGTTGAAGTACAAGATTCCAGTCCGTTATGGAGAATGCTTTCATGAGTTTCGGGAAGAATTTCTCGTTCCAGACATTTTGTCCAGTTTCTACCGCACGATCAGTCACTTTGATCTGAAGTCCTTCATTATTACTGCCTCCCGATGACGTAGCATCATTCATAAGTATATTGGTAACACCGTAGAATGCAGAAATCCTCTGTCGAAGTTCATCCTTGCCTTCTGAATATCCCATTTCCTGCAGGGTATCGGAGAATTTTACAAAATCCGCCCTGTTCTTGGAATTGGAATCTCCCTGCGTAGCAATCATGGGTATGTAGTGGGGATCAACTCTCATTCTTTCATTGATTTCATCCCATTTCTTGTACATGGATTCCGGATTCATGGTATTGATGAAGATGGCACCTTTGGGAGTACGCTGGAATTTATAATACTCGTTAATGTAATTTGCCATGTTCAGCAGGGTGGAAGCTTCCTTCCAGAGGGAAACTACCGGACTGTAACCATAAAGCAGGGATGGACTGTATTTGGAACCATGAATAATCTCGCCTTCAATAAAGTATTGTTCGGCTGCTGCGGAAGCATCGGTACCCATTATTGATACATGATGTACTTCGTAAAGTTTTCTTCCACAGATTTCACAATGCCCAGGATTTTCATAAACTTTACCATGTTTACGCTTCATGGGGTCTTTTTCAGTTTCAAATTTGGGTTCACGGTGTAAGGGGCACACCCACCATTTACCACCGATCTCGCCCCTGTCGTTGGACACGATACGTATCCTTTCTGGGTTGCCTCGGATGATCTCGTTGACTCTTTCATACATGATGCCATCTTTACCAACAGCATAACTCTTGACAAGCACGACATAGGCATCGTCGATAATTTCAAGATCACGTTCACATTCTTTTAGGACTTCCTTCAAAGTCTGTCCGTTCTTGTTTGCATTCTGTACAAATTCCTCAAATCGGGCGGTCTGATTGATATCCGGTTCTTGCAGGGATGTACTTCCACACGCCTCACACTTATCAACACTTTTCATGTGTTCGTGTCCGCATTCACTACACTTTCTGACAAACCTTGCCTTCCACACTGGGGGTTGTCTGAAAATTTCACTCTTTATATTATGAATAGCTGTACGTAATACTGAATTGAAGGCAGCCACATTATATATATCACGAATCCGCAAAGGCAGATTCATGTGCTGGATACCGATCTCCCTGCTATATACATTATGCTGTGGCTTTTCTACCATTTGCATGGTCTTGTCCAATTCGTTACTTGTCTTAGCCAATTGATTTTCCAAGTGCTTGACACGATTGGGATTGAAATCCCGTAATCTCTCTACTAAACCATTTATATTGAAAACCATCCTTTTTCTCCTGCAACATCCTTACCAGTTGACCAATCACCAATATGTATCTGACCAACCTGAAAAATAGGTCTTACACAAATTTCCAGACTGTCCAAAGTATCATCATGCGCTCCATATGGGAATTGTACAAATTCCTCTTCAAAATTTTCATAATAAGGAATATCTCTGTTAAATAGAATTTTACCATTCTCGATCTGTGGAGAAATGGCAAGCATCCTTGTTGTTTTATCCTTTGTAGTTGGGGAACCCACAACGGGTAACATATTGACAGCGTGGTGGTACTGTATCATTGCATTCTGGTATGCGTTAGATTCGATAGTTATCCGTATGGGGTCCCATTTATTACCAAATCGTTCAATCATCCCGATTTGTTCAGGGAATGTGCGATGTCCTCTCCAGAACTCCAGAACATAGACGATCTGTTTTGATGGGGAGTATCCTACCGTACAGATTGACATATAATCGGAAGTTTCCTTTTCAGAGATTGCCAAGTCCACTCCCTGATAAACAATTAAATCATTGGGCAAGTCTTTCTTTTCATAAAATTGTAACCATTCTACATTCAGAATCTTACCTTGCATGCCGGATGGATCATTTTGTTTTTCCCTGTTAAAAAGAATGGAGCCAATATCGTATTTATTATACAATAACTGGAATATATCCCATTTTTCTTTCCAGAGGACTTCATAGTCTCCTTCAACATATACCTTGACATCATTAATGATCTTGAGTTCTCCGCCACGCCTGTCGGCTTCCTCAAATGTCATATCTTCATATGTTTCTTCATCGGGCGCAATAATTTCATAATGATCTGGATATCTGATTATGGCTTTATCTATATAACTGTTCCACAATTTGTTGTCCAGTATATATTTATATAAATCATCCCAGTGTTTACGGGTACCAACCACAATGATCTGGGAATCCGGTTCCAGAAGTTCCATCAGGGTACCATTAAACCAGTCAGCTACGTAATCCCTCATGGTCTGGGTTCGGGAGTTGCTGGGATCAATCAAGTCATCCACCAGAATAAAATCGTAGTGACCACCAGTAATTGAACCACCCACACCCACAGACTCTAGTGAGGGGTCTTTTATACCTCGTTTGGTACGTTTAACCCATATATTTCCTCCCTTCTCTTTGGTAATTATCTTACCATAATCTTCTAGAAGGCGATTATTGGTCTTCATCTCCTCAATTATGGCTTCCCTAACCTTTGTAGAAACACCGGAAGAACCTCCTGTACGGGATACGACCAGTGTTCTTACATTTGGTACATGATAAAGTAACCACAATGGATATCCAAAAGAAAAGATTGTAGATTTTCCATGGTCACGGGGGGCTTCGTAATGCAATCTCTTAATGTATATTCTGGATATCCATTCTTCATGATGCTTATCAATATCCAATCCCAGATAATAACTCAAGAAAAAAGAAATAGAATTTTTGGCAAGGGCTCTTCTACCTTCACTGGTCTTCAGGAGTATTTCGGTGGCATCATTCATTTCCATGATGTGCCTCACTTCTTCTTGCCACTGGCTAAAATATCTCCAATTGCTTTGAGAGTATCTTCATCCATGTTCATGTCAGCAACTACATCAATCTGATGTTCGTGCTTTTCCACTCTATCCCCACATATCTCGGAGAGCATTTTGGTCGCATTCAGAACATCTTTTACTGTTGCTGTTTCAAGTACCTGTGGCAACTGGTCTATAATAGTTAAACAAACTGCAGCCTGCTGTGTCATTCTCATTTTCTGGTCAGCAAGCATATTTTCGGAACGCAGACGTTGGTTTTCAAATTGTAATTCAAACGCCCTTTGATGGGCATCCACCAGTCCAGCCTGTACGGTACTTGGTATTACATCCGGAACCTGATCTACATTTATATGTTTGTTCTTGTGATTGGACAGAATTTTGGTATTCAGTTCGCTGCCTTCAGCTCCCAGATTTTTGATTATGTCCTTATATCTGACACCCAGGATAAGCATCTGGTCAATATCTGACCTTCTGGGATGGTTACATACCCTACAATTAGGAGCCTTTATAGCATCTGTAACATCAGAAATTTTATCGTCAGTCATATAAAAAGAATAAGTATAAGTAAAACAGAAATAACAAAGATTATTGGGGGATAAGGATTATCTTATCACCGGAGTCTTGGGCAATCCATTTATTGGATTCGTTTACAGTTTCCATGAATTGACAAAGACGCTTGTTTTTCAAAAGTCCATGCTGACGTTTGACTTTCTTATTATATATAAGAGGATAGGCAATACTTCTACCTACTTTATTCTCTTCAATCTTTCTGAAAATTATTTCTTCAGCACTCAACTTTTCTTCAGCCAGATGAGTGACTCCTTGTCTACGTAAAGCTAATCTAGCCGAAAAATATACCATGTCTTTATTGGGCATTACAGTTACTTTCATTTTTGATCTCCATGGGAAATGTGGAGGATGGTTTTGGTGAGAGATTGGGGGGTTGGGAGAATAGAACCATCCTCCGAGCGTGCAGATTGCCTGTAGGTAGAACCACAGTTTCCGGCTGACACTCCAACTATATCTCCCTGCTCACACGACATCATCAATCAGAAAAGGTAGGTCCTGATTTCTGGACTTTGAGTGACTTATTTTTCATGTCCATGCGTTTCAATTCATCATTCATTACAAGGTCGAAACTTTCCTGATCTATATTATTAGCAGCCAGAAAGACTTCACATGCAAGAATTACATCTGCCACTTCTTTCATGACTTCACCAAGAGTAGTTCTTCCACGGGCATGATGAGCAATGGTCATGGAAAGTTCAGAAGTTTCTTCGTGTACGGCTCTTTCATGCTCTTCCGTACTCCGGAGTGTTACGGTATCTTCAATCACTTTTTCGTGTAATAATCTATTCATTTTATCGTCCTGGATATTGCCTGTTTCATTCTTGCAGTTTTAGAATTTAACATCTTTTCATAATACCCCATATCGTTTTTATATATGTGGGCAGAATAAGAATTAATAATAATATTATCAAGCTTACAGTCTGCTGGCTTAAATACCAATTCATTGAAAGCATTGGCAATGGACATTACATTCGCCCATACAGCAGTTCCCCAATCATGGGAACGGAAAGTCAGTCTCAAAGAACCTTTTGCATTGCCTTCATATACTATTTGGAATTCATTGAAACATGGAAGATTTTTCATTTCATACATAGTACAAGGATTATAGAGTACACCAATATTTCTGTTGCTGCTAATGCCAGTTTTCATATCCTCTCTCAATTTATCGAGGGATACGTAAAATTGATTCATTCCATATTCTGAATTCTTAGCAGGGAAGCATTTCAATAGGTCTGGATATGTGTAATCAAATCCCTGTTTGCTTACTTCCAGTCTCCTACAATCAGCAAGGAATTCATCCCTAAATATTCTGGCTTTCTTGCCTCCCCATGGATACATTTCCGGAGTTTTATCTATGGCTTTTACAATGGCTGGTCTTTCCAGAATCAGTATACCATAAATATTTCGTGCGTGTTTCTGCTCTTTTGCATCTCCAAAGACAATATCTTCGCCTTCATTCAGGATGGTTCTCACCATTACTTCATGTATTCTATTTATATTTCCTGTCTTACAGTGAAATGTTCTTACTGGTGTTGTTATATAAATTCCTCCTAATAAAATGAGGGGATTTCACCCTCAATCGTGACAAAGGCAAAAAGTTCCGGCACCATTATGCATCATCTTACGGAGCATTTGAATATGGGCATCCTCATTTGTAAGTATAATGGCATCGGAACCCTTTACCGCATCTTTCATTGTTTTACTTTGTATATAAGTACCACCTGAAGAGTGTCTCGCACTCCCCATTAGGTACTATATCACCTTCAATACCCAGTCTTGTCATTGAACTGACTTGTAACTATTAGGGGTCATCATGTCAGATATTTTTTGAATTTTTTGCTTGATTTCACTTATACTCCACTTACCACTGGCTTTGGGCATGGTTATATAATGTTGATGATCTATGTAAACTGTCAGAGTGTGTTGTACCTTCTTATCCTCACCAATAGCATCATAATACACTTCATACTCATATCCAAGGTATTCACCCATTTCTGTCATATTCCATATCCTCGTAAATGTCGTTGTCTTTGATTTTTCTCGCTCTTTTTTTGTTGTATAACGTAAATCCACACCTTATAATGGTTCCGCACTTCGGGCATCTGTAAACTTCCTGATCATTATACAATCTCCATTTCTTTTCAAAATCAACATCATTACACATGCATTTACAATCAAAGGAAATAGAGTAAACCCTGCGTAAGGAGCTCAGCATTATGTAATCCATACAATTCCAAAATTTATTTTTTAATATATCATATAATTCCATATTTACCTCACCGCAACAACCCCTACAATAAAGAGAGCAATCATGTATAGTATTACATACATTAATAGTATTTTAACAAGCAAGTTCCTTGGCTTTGGTAACACCTAATACTCTCCTTTTAACCTTTAATTTAGTTTCTGGCGGTATCATCCATTGTTTTACATTGTGACCATTAAGTGGTACTCTACCACATTTTTCAATCAATCCCTGTTGTGATGCAGACATTGCATACTTCTTATTATACAAATATTCGGGCAATGTATAAGTCATAAAATATTCCAGATCATTTTTCTGCATCCATTTATCTACCTTATGTATCCAGCATAATAAATCATATGTAGGTATCTTGGTCATCAATTTATCCTCCAGATACAAATCCATGAATTATTCACATATTTTCTACCATCTTTATTTATCAATGATGAAACTGCAGCCTTTCTAAAATTCTTATAATTTTTTAGATGAGATGGTAATTCACAGTATGCAAACTTTTGTATCCCCTGTTCTTTTAACCAATTTTTGACTTCATATAACCATTCTCTGGCATTATCACTTATATACTGTGTCATTGATTCACCTTTTCAAGTACCATATCTATTGGTGGTTTCATTCCTTTTGCATAATCAATCACTTCCTGTCTTTCATCCCCATCAAGGGAGTCAAACCATAATTCAATCTCTTCCATTTTTAAGTCTTCAAGTGCTATCGTCATATTCCATGTCCTTATAAATTATTTTTACGTACGTACTTTGAGTTAATCTTTCTGGACATATGCTGGTAATAGGAAATACCCTTGGGTACCTAATAAAATATCGTGTAGTATTTATTGGTGCAATATTTATTGGTGCCATGTGGGATTATATGGGGTCATATTATATTGTATTTCATGGAATTTCATGAGATTTAGTATTTTACATGATATATAAAATAATACAAGCATTATTTTTATTTCAATTTTCTGAATTGAAATATGATCCAAATAATCCATTAATAGGTGTAGCATTTGCATGTTTAATTGTTGTTGAAGGAATTATGCTATCCTATCTATTTAACCGTAAATAACCCACATAGATCATCCCCATCAAACGCATAACACTTGATTAAATCGATTGATGGGTGTGTACTCATATTTTCAGCATAATATGCTCTAATTCCTTGTCCTTGATAATTATGTATAATAAGACACTTCATAAATAAGAAGGTTTTGTTTTTTGTAAGATTTGATGTATTGTGTATGTTCTCACTTAGAATGAGAATCAAAATAATTACCACTAAGTACCTAATTTATAGAATATTTCATACGCCCTATAAACTCATTATTACGAAGTACCTAATCTATATAATATTTCATATGTATTACCAACTCATTTTCATATTTTCGGCAATCGGTTTCCGATATTTGACTGCTCGTAAATCGGCAACCTTTTTCTGGTTTACTAGTTAATTATTTTTTAATTTCCGGTTTACTAGTTAACTAATTCTTTTATTTGGTTTACGAAAATACAAACAGCAATCAGATTCCGGTTTCTTATTATGTCGGAATTAAATTGCTGACTACATTTGTAAAATCAAACAAGTGGTTCCCCTTTTTTGTACTCAATTAGAATTATTTTTCCGGTTTCACAAACGACGAATATCGGCAATCAGATTCTTATTTCCTCTAGCAAACCCCACCGGACATCGGATTCCGATGCCGATTCAACCCCGCCACCGACCTCTGCCGCCATCGCATAGCACCAGCAAACCATTGCCGATGGCGCCCGATAGCGATCACAGCACGAGCGCCCACCTCATCGGGTTGATTGCCGAGGGATGGGGCGGCATGCTGGTTCGGTTCCGGTTCGGTTCCGGATCAGCGCAACCCGCTCCCATCCATGGCAGGACGTGATCAAGTATGAGCAGCAACCACAAAGGAATTGACGAGCAATCGGTTCGTGACGCATGGGACGTGAGGCAATCCGTGACTGGAGTTGCCAAGGAATTGGAATGCAGCAGAGAGAATGCACGACGCTGGTTGGTGAGGTTGGGAATCAAGGAACCAGCGCCACGTGACCTCAAGCGATCCAAGTCAGTCAAGTCAGCAGCGCAATTGCAACCAACCCCAGAGGAATTCGTGGGTGAATTGGTAGCAATGCAGCTCAAGGATGTCATTGATGACGCAATGCACGAGCCATCCAAGGAGGAATTGCTCAAGCAGCGCATTGCTGAATTAGAGTCACAGGTTGGGCAATGAGCCCAACCAATTCACTTTTTTGGAGCGATTGAAATGCAACTCAACATCCAAATTGATGTCATGAATGATCATGGCAGGCATGCACGTGAAACCGTGGTCGTGAATGTGAGCGACAGGATTGACCACAATGGCGTGAAAGAATTGACCAGCGCAATTGCCGAGAACATCCACGACAATGTGCATGAATTGTTCCTGAATCGGTTTGGAACCACTGTCAGGAATGTCGAATTTGGTGAGGATCAGTTATGTTTGAATTTGTGAATTCAAACTGGCTGAACTGGGAGGTTCAGCCATGAAACCAGCAGCCAAGCATTGCAGCGACAATAGCAGAATTGTGCGCACGTTCATTCAGAAGAATGGTGCCATGGGATTCGTCATGGATTCTGGTCACGTGAGGTCAGAATATCGTCGGGACGATTGGTATTCATCCCACAGGGATGAATTCATTTGACTCAGAATGAGTCGAATGGTGGGGCAGTTTGATCTGACCCCATTCATTCACGAGGACAAGGATTCATGGGACGGAATCCGGATGCGTGTGGTTGCGCATTCGGACGTCCTTCACGATTGCGTGAAATCGCAGGCGTGAAGTGAAGCATGAAGCAACCGTGAAATTAACAACAGGAGCGTGAAACTATCGGAGAGAAACGTCAATTTACAGTTAGGCAAGTCACCAAGCACGTGACTTTCAGCGACAAGCATGATGAATTTAACCTGAACAAGGATTCCCTTGCAGGCGTGAAACAAATTCGTGTGTTCACCCGTGATGAGGATGATCCAGCAGGCGATGTTGGTGAAACCGTAGTCGAGATTATAATGGAGGATGCATAATGAATAATGAGGACAAGGATCGTGGGTATTATCGATATGACGAAGTTGCCACACACATTTTGAGATTCCGTTTGCATAATGGTGATGATGTCGATGTGGGCATCTGCCATGAGCCAACTTTTATTGAAATGTCGGAGGTCAAGTTTCAATTCGTGGGTTACTCCGTGTATGACGAGATTGCCCAAGTTGCATGGGCAGACTTGATAGGCAGGGCAATGACGCTTGATGAGATGCGCAGTGAGGACTTATACGATTTGGTCGAGGAATGCGGAATTGATACAGCATGCATCCCTTTTGACGAGCCATTTGATTCTGACAGCATTCATTGCATAAAGGACGATATAAATAAACCGGATTGCGCAGACCAGATATTTAAGTGGGCACGCAAATTTGGCAAATCAACATACGAAATTCGTGGGAATCACGGATTACTGGAGGAGTGATTCATATGGAATACAAGGATAAGGAATGGTGGGAGGATGTTATTGAGGAGGAAGGTGGCAACGCAAATGCCACCGGACGACTTTATCCATCGGAGGTCGTGAATGAATTCGATATCGTGATCGGATCATGGGTTTCCAAGGAGTACGATGAACACAAAAAGAATCAAAGAATCAGGAATTTCCTTGCCAAGAAGATGCGAGAGCAAGGCTGGCATGTCGAATGTTCAACCAATAATGTCTTTGATTCCAAGATAATTTCACTAACAGCAAGGAGAAGAAAACAATGAGGCAAGGATTGTCTCCACACAGGCGCAAGAAAGTTGATCATGACGTAGAGGATGAAGTCTTCAATCGTGAGCTCCCCGATGGGGATGATCTCCCAGCAATCTTAAGAAAGTTAAGGAGTGATTCGGTTGCATAAACCTTGCCCTTATAAATTGCAATGTTATGCAGTGCGGAAGTGCTACGCTTGTAAGGATTGTGGGGCACCTGAAGGGCATATCGGAGTTGATTGCGATTCATGTAAGGAATGCATGGAGGATTAGTTAGCAAGTAAGAATGTTTATGGATGCGGTTCAACGATTCCGATATCGTATTTGTGAGGGAGATTCCTCCCTCCGTTTACTGGAATCCTGACTGGTATCAGTCAGGACAGATAAACGTCTGAATAAACGCAAAGGTGAGAGAAAATGGGAAATACTACCACAAGGACTTTCGTACAGAACAAGGAAACCAAGAATACCGTGAGATTCTCTGAAGTGCCCGTGAAGGGTGAAGATGAGATCATCGGGCAACTTTACATCAGGAAGACTGCCTTTGAGGGCAAGGTTCCGGATGAAGTAGAAATTCAGGTGAGTTTCTAAGTGATTCTTTAGTGAATTGGAGGAACGAGTATGACAAACGAGCAGACCACAAAATCTGGACATATCGGTATCAACCACAAGGAAGTAGTTGACCTTTATGTTGGCAGGCATGAACTCAACTATTACGACAGAAAAGAGAACAAGATGGAAGAACCCAAGGCATGGGGTTACAGACTCATTGCCAAGCATTTCGGGTGCTCCACACAGAACATTCGCAGACATATCAGATCAGAGGAGAAGCATTATCTTGATGAAAATGGAGAGCCAGTCAAACTCCACGATGTGTTCCCAACTCCTTTCAGTGAGCCTACGGTGGCAAGGGTGGAAACACAGACCACGGCAGTTAAGGCAGAGAAGGAAACCAAAGAACTGAAAAGGGAACCCAAGACAGAAGAACCGGAAGAATCCGAGGACAAGGATTCTTTCGCAGACCTTGACACGGAGGTCAGGGAATACCTTGAGGAAGCAGAATTTCCAGAAGACAAACTGGAACAGGTGACCAACTACCTTGAAGACATCTTTATCAAGGGAATCGCACCAGTCTTCATGGGAGAGTCCAAATTTGGAGAAGACTTTGGCAAAGTCAAAACAGCGATAATTACTGTAGCCTTCCCCAAACTCCGCAAGAATGCCAACAACGATAAATTTGACGAAGCAGTTGCGGAATCCATGGATAGGTTCGAATACGACTATCCACCAGAAGAGTAAGACAGCCAGCCGGAGATAGCCAAGGGAGCCAAAGAGAGCGACTCCCTTGACATCGAGAGCATGGACTGGACACAGCATAAGGATGCGACAAGCAGACCAAAAGAGATGTCTTCTTTTGGGATTTAAAGGAGGTTTATAATGGAAGAAGTAGCAGATATTGTTATAGGTGCTGATTATTTCCGCAAAAATGCCAGAGCAGATTATTCAAACGATCTACCAACGGTATGGATTCGTGAAGCGATTCAGAACAGTCTGGATGCTGGAGCCAGTTAGGTAAGCATTGATATTGATAAGGAAGCCAACACGATAACTGTCGTGGATGATGGCTGCGGAATGAACGCAAACATTATTCGTGACAAGTTACTTGTGCTTGGTGGTTCCCAGAAGAAGGAAGGTTCCGTTGGCGGATTCGGCAAGGCAAAGGAAATCCTTTTCTTTGCATGGAGTCAATGGTCGATTAAATCTTCTCAAGACGGAACGACGTTGTATGAGATAAACAACGAAATGATTGGCAAGGAACCAATTAGGTGCATTGAGACTGAATGCAAAATTGGCACCGAGATATCAATCAATTTGTACGAAGAAGGCTCTATTTATGATGCTGGCTTCTGGAAATACAAAGTTGAACACTTTTTATCTTTCCTTTCCACAGAGGCAACAATTTGCCTTGATGGAGAAGAGGTCAAATGCGAGAAGGTCAAAGGTACTCTGAAGAGCAGTGAACTTGCGGATTTCATAGTGGACAAGGACTTTGAGAGTAGCAAAATGGTCGTGAGACTCCGTGGCATTCCTATGTTTTGGAGAATGATGCCGAACTTGGAGTCCACGGTTTATGTGGAACTCAAGGGCGAGTCCGTCAATTTCCTTGCTGCCAACAGGGATAATCTTGTCTATCCATTCAGGTCTAAACTGGATGAAAAGATAAACGAGATGATCGTTGATCCCAGATCAGCCACGGAGAAGAAACCGCAGATGGTAATTGACACCTTTGCTGGACTGAATGTGATGGACAAACTGAATGAGTTTCATCATCCGGAGGTAACAGACCATAAGAAGGACTTTATTGAAGCTATCACAGCACAGAACACCACAAGCGGAATAACTAACTATAAAGCCGTGGAAGAACAAGTATCCGACACCTTTCCGGAACTTGGACAGCTGGTTAGTGACATGCTGGAAGGAAGCAAGCATGAAATTGGACCAATGGGATACGAGTTCATGGTGGAAAGAAGGGAAGACACCAAGAACTATCCGATGAAGATAGATTCCAAGAAGCTTCAAACCATCCTACACTACTGGACAAACATAATCCTCAAGATAGAAGAAGAATTCAACCAGAACGTAGAAATCGGTGTTGGATTTACTTTTGACAAAGAATGCAACGCTAAAGTCTTCAGGAAGGATAGCAAGAGAGTTTTTCTTATCAATCCAAATGCCGTGGAGAGTACAAAGGGCAAAATAGCCACCGGAATCGAAATTTTTATGCTGGCTGCCCATGAATATACTCACTGCTGGTATTCCGAACACAATGAACTCTTTGCCAGCAGGGAAGGACTTGTCTTGCGCTTGATGGGGAGACAATGGAACGACTGGAACAATTTGTTTATAAGATCAAAGAACGAGGTACTTGAAGCATTCAACAACAGGTGATATCATGGCAAAAGCAAACATTAATCTTGAATCGGTCTATACCGTACTTGGAGAAGCCACAGCACAATCCCAGCACATGCCTTGGCTGATTGAACAGACAGCACGGAGGACAAACAGCACCCGTGAATTTATCGTGGAACTAGACAAGGCAATCGGTTAGAAGGTCAATGAACTCAAGAGGGAAACCGACAAATTGGAAGAGGCACGTAGAATAACAATGTTTATGGTGGACATCGTGGAGGCAGATGATTGATCCCAAACCTTCAGCCCGAACGACGAGGGTGCCAGAAACCCTTGTCCTTGGGAACCAGAACTACAGAGGACTTGAAAGATAAACTACAAAAGAAAGGTTTCAGTATTGTAGAAACAGGAGATAATGAGATAATAGCAATAGTACCAAATACAAAAAAGAAAAGAAAAAATATAAAAAAGATGCTAATTTATTTTTTCTTTCTTTTTTTAGAAAGGGGTTGGTGTATTTCATTTAATAAGGAATACATTGATAGGAACAACAGTTATTATAAACTAGTGGCAAAGCGCAATGATTTATAAGGACAAGGATCATTGGGACAGGCAGACCAAAGACACGAGGTATGAATAATGTATGGAAAGGATTTTGCAAAGCAAGTAATCAGAATGGCAATTGACGAATACGGACTTGAGATAATTAAGGACACTCTTGATGGAGAAGAGGCACGGGAAGTAATAGAGATGACCGAGGACGAGGTTTATTATGCCCGTGTGGATGCCTTACTGGATGCAGATGATGACGAAATCCTGCATGAGGTAGTGCAGAGAGATAGTATAAACTGCTACGAAGACCTGCAAGAAGCCCTTGATGATGCAGACATCTCCGAACTGGAAGATGAAATAAACAAGAGAGGATACTACCTCAAGGAGGAATAAGATGGGAACAGACTACGCAATAATCGGTAAGAGAATAAACATTGAATATCCGGTGTACTGTCCAAAATGCATGGCAGAGGTTCAATACTTCAACCACGATCCGGCAGAGATTTACGAGGGCATGGAATCCGTGCTCTGCTGTCCGGACTGTGGACTGGAATTTACGATAGATTCAGAAGGACTACTGGAAACAATAATGATGGAACAGGGAGAATTTGTATGAGCAAACAAAAAAAGATAATGAGAGAATTGGCAGTATCGGCAAGCAGAAGCAATGTTATTGCAGACCTTACCAGAGTTAGGCAACTTTGCAATATCATTGAACGGGAACTGGAGAATGAAGACATAGATGCTATGACTGCTGGTGCAGAAGTATGCGTTCAAAGTTCCAAAGTGCTTCAACAGGCAGTCCTAGCATATAAAAATAGGAGGCTAGACATGGATGGCGAACAGTAAGACACCAGTGATTTGTGTGGGCTGTGGCTGGGAAGGCATATATATTGAGGTTAAACGCCTTCAGTACCACTGCCCGAAATGCGGGAGTCACCGGACATTTGAAAAGGAAGAGTATGATTATTGGCATGCAAGGGGCAGGTTGTCTGCTCCTATAAGATGGGAAAATCTAGAAGAGGAAGAGAATATGTTTGAAAGGACAGCAGAAGAAAAGCAGTTGTATGAATCGCTTATGGAGGAAGGGGAGGAAGAGGTTACCATTGGTTTCCTCCTCCCTGAAGGAACCTACCACGACAGCAAGAACAAGATAAAGAGAATCATCAAGAAAACAGGAGCCACAGCATGGAACGGTGCTGGATGGGAAGGTGTTGATGAATCCGGAGACAAGGTACGTATTGAAGCTGTCTTCCTGAAATCTGTACTTGCATTGGGCAAGGAACCGGAGTATCAGGGAGATCAACTCTGGTACACTGGCACACGCACCAATGCTCACCCCCTCATCAAGGAATTATGGGAACTTGGTGCAGAGTTAAAGTATAGGGGTAGCGACGATAAGTGATGTTGATGTGTGATGGAGAGGACAAAAACGTGGATGAGGACTACTCCTCATCTTCGTTAACCAGCAGCGAAATGTTGAAGCATTTCAAGCTGGTTATGGGAACACGCAGATGGAATTTAACAAGGATGGCAACCTTCTTCAGCAGGCAATCTGGTGAGGATTATCATAAGACTAGAAGAAGATGTAAAGCTTTAATTAAGCAATCCTTGGAAGCCCACCTGATCGAGTATGCAGATTCCAAACGTGGGGTATACCGTTTCAGGGAAGCCAGTAAACCCATACCTGCCGTGGTGAGGAATGATAAGGGAACCGTAGGGATACCTTTCAATTCCCTTAGTGTCCTTAGATTCCGAGAACCGCTCAGACAGGATTTCCACAGATGTCACTTTTGTGGTAATATACCAAAGTTCCTTCAAGTAAGGTGCGTGGTGTTTACCCTACAAGGTGAAACATCGGTGGTGCTTTGTCCTGCCTGTAACAGAGTAATAACGGAGGTATGAAATGGATTACACGAACTTTAGGTCAACAGACCCCAGAATAATGTGGGTACAGGGCTGGGCAATGTTTTTGCTTGGTGTCGTGCTTTGCATAATAGGTGCAGGGATTGGAGTTACACCGATCTTTGTGATTGGACTCATTGTTATATTATTTAGCTTTCTGGGCTTGGCTATAGCAATGATGAAGTATTTCTTAGGAATAGGCTACGAAGAAGAACCACAGGAGTAAGAGCAATGGATTATCCACCGGAGACTAAATGGGAAAATATAGAAATTAAGGGAAGCGAGATTGAAGATGCCAAGTATGTGGGAGACAACCACATGCTTTTGGATACTGTACACGGACCACTTGAACTCAAAGGATTTGCAGTGACCAAACTTTTTAGAATGACCGGAGCGTATAAGTCAATCTTTGACAAGGAAATGGAAGAGGATGGTGCTTGCCCAAATACTAATGCCAAATTCCTTGAGATGCTGCACATGAGGAAGGACAATAATCCTCTTATCTTCAGGAGATTGAAGGATACCGGAGATATCATGTCTGTTGTTGGTAGTAGTTATGTACCTATCGACATGGAAGAACTGGAACACTATGCCGAAGAGATAATGATTCAGGAAGGTGTAACTCAAGTAGATTCCATGAGGTACAAGACAACCTATCCCAGAGGTTATGATGTTACCCGATACGTTATCAAAGACAATGTTTCGGATGGTGAGGTCGGGGATATAATCTCTACCGGATTGCAGATCAAGAACAATGAATATGGTACACGAAGCATAACAGTTTCCCTTTATTTTGAGAGACTGGAATGCGAAAATGGTATGGTATCCTACAAGACAGAAGAATCCATCACAGAGACTCATCTGGGTAATAAAGAGGAACTCTTGGAAGAGTTTACTATCAAGGTAGGCGAAATATTAGACAATGCTTGGAACGTACTGGAAAGCATTGACAGGGCAAAGAGTATCCTTGTTACCAAAGAGGAAGCCAACAACTTGATAGATCACTACGTCTTGGAGAAAAAGATGTCTGGCAAAATAGCCACGGAAGTCAAGAAGCGCATAAACGACAGGATGCACGGGGCTCATGCCGACAACCTGTGGGGTATTATAAACGCCATAACTTCCGTGTCCTCTCATGATGCAAGCCATGGAGTAAAGGACACACTGGAACACATAGCATCGGATATGCTGGACATTCAGGAGAAGGAACAGTTGCAAGATAAATTCGTCGAAGTGGAGGACGAAAACATTAAAAAGAATATCAAGGTAAAGATAGAATGAGGTGCAAAGATGTCTTTAAGACCAATGAACGAGAAGAAAGAGAATCCATTGGTCATTAGGATGACCATTGACCTTGAAGAAGAACTTGACCGGATTGAAAGTTTTAAACGTAAAAGGCATCTGGACTATGAAACACTGGCTGCACTATATGATCTTCTCCTCAACAAGAAGATAATGTGTACGAGTGATATTCCGGATGCTTTACGGGAAGAGTATGGCATAATAAGTAAGGCAGAGAACAATTATGGAGGGAGTATTTCAATGCGTACTCTCTCCAAATATATTTCAATCCTTACACAAGTAGATGATTTTCATAGGACTTTCCAGTTCGATGTCAAAGGTTATGGCAACTGGTATGTTGCCTACGCCACAAAAGTTGAGGCTGAACTCTGTAAGAAGAGGCACATCAGTCTTTATACCTTCCTGACTGAATTGAGAGAGCTTCTTAATGAGTTTCATATAAGGTGCGTAGTTTATTATGAACACAGACAGGCGAGAACCAAACCGCCTCAAACTATGACCGATATGAAAAATGAATTCGAACAGAGAATTTTTGACAAGATGGGTGAAAACATTAAAGCAAGAAAGTATATACGAACCGAACAGGATTTAGTCCAACTTAAAATGGGCGATGCCCGTAAAGGGTTCATGAAGGAAGTGTATGGTAAATGACAGTAAAAGATAGACTTGATGATGGTCGGCTCATGCTCAAATGGAGGAAGCTTATTGATAATGCAAAGTTCAAATCTTCTAATGTAGGCAGGGCAAGTCCAGTTCCCTCTGCATGGATTAGGGCAGATAACAAAGCCAAAGCCCATGAATTGAGAGACGAAATTGGTGGAGGCAGAATAAAGAGTAGAGGATCACAGGCATTCCTTATCCTTGGTCCAAGCATTTTACGTGACCTACTGGAGCACGTTAGCAATGACATCCGGAAGAACAGCGAGCCTATAGATTTCGTGAAAGAGTGGCTCAAGCTCCTGAATGAGAACAGGCACACCAAGGGAGACCGGATAGAGCAGAACCGCAGACGCATAGACGAACTCAAGACAGCCCTCATTGAATACAACAAGATGCAATACCAGCAGGTACAGGACATGACATTTAATGAGATGGTGGAAAGTCCGGATGTCTTAAGGAATATGCTATCCACTTATGAAAAGGTACCCGAAGAATGTCGTACTGAGTTTCAGGAGAGAAAGATTAAGGAACTTTATCAGCAGATCGCTGAAAAATGCCCAGAATCTCCGGAAGCCAGATTCCTCCAGGAGAAGGAGGCATTAAGTGAGTAAAGCATGGAAAAAATTGGAGCGTAGAATTGCCAAGACATTTGGTACATTCAGAACTCCCCTCTCTGGCTCCTCATCAAGGCACACCGCCTCTGACACCTTACATGACGAACTTTATATCGAAGTCAAATACTCCGGCATAAAAGATTCCAAGGGTGGTAAACAGATAACGATCAAGAAGGAATGGCTTGATGAGATGATCTATGAAGCCAAGCGTGAAGACAAAATTCCGATGCTTGCCTTTCAATTCAAAGGCGATACCACAGGCAATGTGTGGACAATCTTACCTATGCAGGTAATGCAGATGCTTTATCCAGTTATCCGTGAAGATGACGGTTTGCTGGATGAAGAGACCAACAATATAAGCAGCGTGGGTGACAGCCGATAACCTTCTGTCACAGCACGTGGCTCGACGTGACTTAGGTGATTAAATGACAACCGTAGAAGAACTAGCAAAGCAATATTCCGTAAGTGTAGATGAAGCGCAGACAAAATTCAATGAATACCTTGAGACCGAACTCGGCAAGGGATTTGAAAAACCAACTGCCGAAAAAAGAGCAATGAGGCTGCTCCAGCTGGGATTCAAAAAACAGTCCATTGGTGCTCCCACCGAAAACCTGGATATGTTAGTCTTCGGACAGAAAGATGCATTTGACTCCAGTGCAAACGCAAGGGAAGACGCAATAAAATTGTTCCAGTCCAACCCCCAGAAGGCTATTGCAGAAGGTTATACCGACGAATCCGGAACTCCACTGGATAGGGACAAATTTCTTGATTACAACAAAACGATGGAAAATCGTAACTTTGGTAAACCAATGAAACCAAATTGGATGCGTATTCTCTGGGGTGTTGACCTGCAGGAGAAGAAGCCTACGACTTTCATTCTCAAGGGAGACCAAGCCAAGAATATGGAAATTCCAATGTTTACTCAAATCCGGCTCAATGGTAAACTTGGCAAGAATGGAGTCTGGAATGGTACCAAGTCCACCAAGATGCAAATCCTTGATGGGGACGAAATCAGGGTTGACGAATACGTGGACAAGAATCTCAAAGACCTCAAAATCGAGATTGAGAAACTGCCCGAATGGGTGGAAACACATGGCAAGAAAGATGTCCTGATAACGGAAGCCGATGTAATTTCCGTGGACATGGAACTTAATGCAGGTGGCTCCCGTACAATTAAACTGGACAATGAGACCGAATACGGACAGAATGTTTTTGTACCGGAATCCACACCAATTGACTTTGGTGAGATGTCCAGAATCATAGTATTTGCCTCTGCCAAGAAGGGCAAAGGAGATTATGGACCAACCATGACCGCAATGGGAATCTGGGCAATACCTGAATTCAAGTACAACCCCGAAGATGTGGAAGATTTTGATCAGGCAATTGATTATAACCAGCCCGATGATGAAGAAATTGCATCCAACGACAAGGAAGAAGTTGCCGACATTGGTGATGATCAGGAGACCAAGACTGCCACACCTTCCCTGATGGTAAAAGTCGTAATGTACGCTGGAGAAGATGGTATTTCCAGTGAAGAAGCAGTCAAACAGGCAGTCAGCAATGGATACGATACTGAATCCGTAAAAAACGCCCTGAACGAATTGGTAATGAATGGTGAAATCGAACTCAACGACAACGCAAAATATGTGGCGGTGATGTAAGATGGCGACAGCTGCAGATTGGGACGCACTATCCGAAGACAAGACATCCAAGAAGAAAGCACAGAAAAATCCACCCAAGGCTCCTTCCAAGAAGGGGCTGGATTCCTTGAAGAAATTCTTTACCAAGAGGACAATCTTCAAAGGAATGAACTGGATTCTGTATGGTGATACCGGAGATGGCAAGACTTATACTATCTGTTCGGCAGCCAATATAGCTCCGGTATTCATTATCGATACAGAATTTCGAGCACAGGATACAAGCCTTCTAGAATTTCCGGACACGAAGTATGATATCAATGTGGTCGAGCCTGTAGTGATGAAAAGGGTAATGGAAGATGGAGAATACAAGAGCGTAATGGATATAGAAGTTACCCTCGACCAGACCAACAAGTTCGTAACCCAACTTTGCGATCTGGTAGAAGAGGGAGAAGTACCTGAAGGTTCTATCGTTGCTGTTGAATCAATGTCCGATTTCTGGGATGAGATTCAATATGAAGGTAAGAGACAGCAGGCACAGATGGCTGGTAAGACCATAACTGAACTTGCACAGGATGGTAACATTGAATGGTCGGATATCAAGCAGAAGCACAAGAATCTGGTACTCCAGCTCAATGCTCTGCGTTCCAAGGGAATCAATATCATTTATTCTGCAAGGAGAAATGACACAGATTCCAATGCCAAGGCAAGGGAAATCAGGTCAGAAAAGAATCTGGCATTTGATACCCAGAATATCGTGAAACTCCACTCCGACATGGTAGATGGTAAAAAGGTGCATTATGCAACCTTCGAGAAGATGCTGGGCAAGCATTGTTATGATACACTGGAAATGCCAGACTTCCAGATGATGGATTCCTTTGTGAGAGACAAAGTGAATGAAGTCCTCAAAAGGTGATATGATGTACTTCGATCTACGGATAGAAGAAGGTGGCGAGGAAAACACCGCACCAGCATACATCAGGGAATTGTTGAAAAAAGCCCTTGAGGAAGATGGCATTGAAGCCAGTGTTGCCATTGTAAATGTAGAATATCCATTTAATGGACATACTACAAGTGCGTGAGGAAATAAAATGCAGATCGAGCAGGTTGTCAAGAACGATAGATCGGGAATTGTAGTATTTCCGTGGGGAGGCAAGTCCTACGAAGTGTGGGATTTCCACCCCTACTTCTATCTTCCGGTAGATGTTCCTACTCCGCAAGGATGCAAAGAGGGAGATGTTTATACTGCCAAGGATGGCGTGAAAGTCAAGAAAGTCGAATGTAAGATGGCACAGGACATTGGCAAATTACGTGGTGATAGACACTACGAAGCCAAGACTCCTTTTACCACACGATACTGGATTGATAGAGTAGAGGAAGGATTTGAAGAAAAAGCTGATCCTCTGGTCTGTGGACTGGATATTGAGGTAGCTTCCAATAATACCCCCATCACGAATAAGTATATGATGGATGCACCGGAGCCTATAATTATAATCGGTTTCCAGTTCAATCATTCCAGCAAGGTCGTGCAGTTCTGCTTTCACTCATCAATCAAGGAAGCCCAGAAGTTCAATACTGCAGGCAGGATTGAATACTGGTATCCCACAGAGACCGAGATGTTGAATGCTTGGATAAAGTATATTGCTAAATTCGGTCCGGATGTCATTGCAGGGTTTAACCTGTTAGGTTATGATATTGTTTACATAATCAGACGGTGTAACACTTTGAATATTGACATTAGCCCAATAAGTCCAATGAAGTCGGTAAGTGTGAACGTGGACTTTAATGGGAATCCCAAAGCCAAGATTAAAGGAGTAGCACTCTTTGATTACAGAGCTGGATATTTGAGACTGAAGAGGCGCAAATATATTAAAAATTCCCTGAATGATATTCTGGAAAGGGAACTTGGACTTGCCAAATATGATGGATTGAATGCAGCATATCTTGCTCGTGCATGGGCAAGGAATCCGGATGAAGTATTGGAGTATAATTATCATGATGTGGACAAGATGATGCTCCTTGACAGGGAACTTTCAATCTTGAGTTCTCATGTTACCTTCCATAGGATTTTTGGCTGCAATCTGGAAGACACCCTGTATTCGGGCAAGATGGTAGAAACCGCCATGAGTAGGGCAATGCCACAGTTCATATACCCATCCCACGATTCCGAGCATGGCAAGGTAAAAGGTGCCGAACCCCGACCACCAGTTGTAGGACTTCATGAGAATGTTATATTTGAGGATTTGACCTCTGCCTATCCCTTCTCCATGATGTCCGGTAATATGTCTGTAGAAACATTGGTAAATGAAGATGGCTCCAATCTCCCAGAAGGCGTGTCCCTTGACGATTGTATTGATATCGGGGGTACGTGCTTCATGCCACACCGTGTGCGTAAGGGAGCATACGTGACGTTCCTTGAAGATATCTTTCAAAAGAAAGACGAGTGGGGTAAGAAACGAGATAAAGAAAAGTATAAATCCAAAGAATGGAAGGTTGCCAATGCAATCCGTGAAGCCTACAAGGTAGCAATTAACACGGTATATGGCGATGTAGCCGATAAGCATTGTAAGTTTTATGATGTGAGGATTGCCAATGCTGTAACACACATTACCCGTGGTGTAATTGACTTCTGCGGACATGAGGTCAACAAACTTGGATATCAGTGGGTATTCGGGCACACGGATTCGGTGGGTTTCGTAACCAAATACAATAGTCTCAAGAAGTTGATTGAAGTCGGCAATGAAGTCAAGGAACACCTGAATAGTAAATTCCCTCTCCATCTACGCCAATACAACATACCATATGAACATGCAAAGATGAACATTGACTTTGAAAAGGTTGCACGCAACGGCATTTTTTCAGGCAAGACCAGATACGCCATCAAACTTTGGTGGATTGACGGTACCACCTTTGATGAGGATGATCCTTCTGCGCTAGAAGTGAAGGGTTTTGATGCTATTCGTTCAGATTCTTCCACTCTGGCACGAAACCTGCAAAAGGAACTAATCCTTGACCTTCTGAATTATAAGCCCAAGAGGGAATTGGATATGAAGTATTCTGCTGAATTAAAAAAAGTGGAAAAAGGACAATATCCATTAACCGAGATTGGAGTTCCGGCAGAAATCAAGAAGCCCTTGCACGCCTATCCGGAATCTTACTACCGTGCAGTGGCAGCCATGTGGTCAAATGAGAACCTGAATACGAACTTCAAGGAAGGCACCAAACCCTTTTATGTGAAGGTCAAGAAGGTAGCTTCCAAATATCCACCAGCCAATTACATTGCCGTGGATGAGGATACATCACTACCCGATGGAGTAGTTGTAGATTATAAAGCAATGAGAGATGCTACAATGAAAAAGCTGGAATTTTTGTATTCCTCCATGGGCTGGGATATTAATGGATTGATAGGACAGCGATCATTGGCGGATTTCTTAACATGATAAAATTCAGAAAGGGCAAACTTTACAGTTCCGGACTTGCCTGCCCAAACTGTAAGTCTGCCGATTTCCGCATAAGGGTACGTAAACAACCCAAGTATAGATGTAGGCAATGTAAGACTGAATTTGAAGAACCGGAGAAAAGAAAATGAAAATGAATCCAGATGAATATAGGAACAAGGTAATGGTATCTTCTGGACATGGAGATCGCAGTATTCTTGTAAAGGAAGATGATAGTGGTAAAATACTTATTGGTATGACGGAAAATGATTATATTAAATGGGAAACTGCTATTGAAAAGAAACAGGTAGTTTTCCTTGCCAAAGTGCTCAATTTCTTTGCAGAAGAAACCAAGGAGAAGGTAACCATTGGCAGAAAAACGTTTGAACCATTGGAGAAGGAAGATTAAATATGACTAGCAATCATGTACGTAAGGTACACATGAATAGGAATGGTGCTGCATTGTGCGGAGCTCATTTAAATGAGAAAGCCCTCATCAATGAGGAACCCGACGAAGTAACCTGTAAGAACTGCCTGAATGTAATGAGGGCAGAGATAGAGAACAAACATAGGTATCCATTCTTGCATGTTGATAAGAAAGGAATTACCTTATTTATCTCTGAAACTGAATCCAGACACACCGAAGTACGTTTATCAGAAGATGGAATATTCAAAATTTTCAAAGATTTCGAACCAATAAGGAAGCAATAATATGGCAAAAACACCCAAATACCAGCGAGAATCCATAAAAAGGTTGTACAGACAGCGTAGGGAACAAAAAAGATGCGAACTTGTAAAATCCAAATTACAAGAATTCAAAGAGAATAACGCTGACCTTTATGAACAGAGAGATGAAATCAACCAGCAAATTGAAGACCTGAAAGTCAAAAAGCAACCAATTGAAGGCAAAATATTTGCACTCAAAAAAGAAGCCGGATTGGCTAACATAGATCGGCACAGGCGCATTGGTTGTGATATAGATGAAATCAATCCGGAGATTCGGAATTTCGATAGAGAAACCGAGGATGTTGTACTTGAAATTATGTCCAAGGAAAAACTGGATTTTGAAGATTATAACATTAAGGTATGAGGGAACATGAGAGCGGTTGTAGATTTTGATGGAATAATCTGCGATGAAGATACGTGGGAGTTAATCCCACGTTCTAAATCCATGATGCAGAAACTCCGTGAAGAAGGCTGGCATATAACTATATGGACTGCCAATAATGTAGAGAGATACAATGAAATATTGGGATTTCTTATTGCACATGAGATTCCATATGATGAAATCCTGCTTGACAAACCCAGGGCAACTATTTATATAGACGACCGTGCAGTTTCAAATTGGGATTCTGTAGAACTTACACTGGAAACATGGAAGGAGATTGGAAAAAATGAGAGAAATTAAATTCAGAGCGATGACAAAACCGCCGAAAAATTTTGGGCGGCATAAATTTGAATCCAAAATGGTGCACGGTTCAGGAGTTCTACAAGATCCCCATAACACATGGATTATTGATAATGACGATACAAAGTCATTGGCTGTTGGTACTGTAAAACATGTAGTCAAACCTGAAACAATTGGACAATTCACCGGACTTCGTGATAAAAACGGCAAGGAGATTTACGAAGGGGATGTTGTGAAAATAGCATTGAACGGTAATGATAAACAGTGGTGTATCCGACATGTTGTATGGGAATGTGGCAGGTGGGCAGTAGAAGTAGGCAACGGTGATTTTGTCACATTAGATTCCTGTGCAGGTGGATATATTTCACGAGGCGAAGTAGAAATAATTGGAAACATCTACGAAAATCCAGAGTTGATTGAATGAAAATTGCAGATAAAGTTAAAAACATATTGTTAGCAATATTCGGAGAAGAGATGTTATATTCTTATAGAATATATACTGGATTAGAACCTGATAGAGATATTTTCATCACTCCGTGGAGTATTTTGAGAGGGATCGCCTTTTCTTTAGTGCTTATATTCGTCATATATTCAGTAATATATTCTATATGGTGGATATTTGCCACAAATAACATCCCAAAAAGAACAATTACTGAGGCCCTTCCTCTTTCGACAGGACTCGCCGTGATTTTCGTTACAACGGTAATGGGGATTAGCAAAGTACTTTCATATGTACATGACAAGATGACAACCATCGTCCTATACAGGGAAGAGTGATTGAATGAGCAATATTAAAGTAAATGAATCAAAAGAAATTGACAGCAAGATACATAATTTTATCCAGAATCTTGTAAAAGAGTATGGGTATATGGTTTAGTCGATGGACTGGGATGTGAAAGTATGTCGTATGAGTAATGATGTGTATGATAAATATCTTGAGAGGCAGAAAGATGAGAAAACAAAAGATACTGATGCTACTCATAAAGGGCGCAAATTGAAGATGTATAATGTAATATCAGAAGAATTCGATAAGACAATTGTTGCCCCAAATATGCATGAGGCTGCATCAATATTTCGAGAGCAGATTGAAAAACAACATTGTGTTCACGATGCTGGACTTATAGAAATCATTGATATAAAAGAGTTTGATATAACTTATGGGGTGATGATTTGAGAGAACTTAAATTCAGAGCATGGGATACAATTGAGAAAAGGATGTGGACAGTTGTGGGAATTGAATGGCATACAGATACAGTTTATCTACGTGATGATACACATTGTGTTCAAGAACGAATGCTGCATAAAATG